TCGGGAGTTTTATTATGAACAGTTCTGGCAATCATTTTATATAATTTAAAATTAGGGTATCGTTCTTCTCCGTTCTTTTTATAAAGAATATTTTTATTGTTATCATCAAGACACCAATTATAAACAATTTGTTGAAATTCATCGTAATCAGTAATCGGTACATCGTCATCAATAACAAAATCATATAATGAACAACCAAGTCTGCATAAATCAAAACTGTAATTAGGGTCTAATCTCGGTTTATCATTATCCATATATGGTTCACAATTATATTGTGTAGATGCATCACCAGATGGTGCAAAACTGTCACTACAAAAACGTTGTCCATTATAATTATATATAGCCCTACCAAAATCAATAATTTTGTAAATTTTCCCGAATGTAGGAACTTTGTATGTATTGCGTTTGTACACATAATATATAAATTCTTGTTTGGTGTTAACATACATAATATTATTAGTATGTAAATCATTATGTGTAAATTGCAATGTTTTTTGGTAACATAACAAGGTCATTATAATTTGCATTAATATAGATATACCTTCATCTTTATCCATACATTGGGTTTCAAATAAATTATCAAGAGTGCCGTCACATTTCTGTAATGTTATACCCTGAACTGGAAAATTATTTATATAAGCAAAGCACTGTTCGGGGTCAATACTTGAGTCATCGTCATCTGTAATATAATCATCTTCATCTTCATCCTCATCCTGTTCCTCATCCTGTTCCTCATCCTGTTCCTCATCCTGTTCCTCATCCTCATCCTCATCCTCATCCTGTTCCTCATCCTCATCCTCATCCTCATCCTCATCCTCATCCTCATCCTCATCCGTATCATTAGTATCACTATCACTTTCACTATTAGTGGTAGAACCCGTACTATTTGAAGAAGTTTTGTTAGATATATTAGGTTTGGTATATATTAGATTACTTTCTAATTCTTGTATAGGTTCAACAGATAGTTGATTAGATAGGTCATTCGAAGATATAGAAATAATATTTTCAATATTAACAATAGAATTATTATGTGGGGTATTTGAAATACAGATACGAGGTTTATTGGCATGTGAACCATAATTGTGATAATTGTCCATGTTCATAGAAATAGTATGAAATAATTTATTATTGTTTGCATTAAAAAAGGAAGAAGATTGCAAATACTCGTAATCATCTGTAATATCAAATTTAAATTCTTCTTGTATTCCCACAAATGACCCATAAAAGTCAATACAATGTACAATAGAATGTTGATGTAATAATTTGCTTGATAAATAACTAAAAAAACAGTCGACATAAGCCATATTATTTGAGTCACTTATTTTTGAACAAACATTTTCATTATTTAATGTGGGTAAATTATGCATTGTATCACGAATATTTTCATATTTACCAACCATATATCGTGCAGGGTCTAATAGTGGAGAATATTTAATAAATACAGGTGTTTGTATGAAACTATCAGTATCAGTATTTAATACCGTATTCATATCAATAATCTGCAATTTATTATTTAATCCAATACGGTTATAATTAGTTTCGTCAAGCGAGAACCACTTATTATATATAGGATTATAGCCCTGAGTATGTTGTATATTATATGGATTATAAGTATTTTCAGTGTCAAGTTTATTATTGGAAGAATGTTCTAAATTAGTTAATGATATAGGTTTATACTTAGAGTAGTGGATGTCAAATTTAGGAGTTTTACATAGAGTAGACATATTATAAATGTAAAATACTTTATAAGTGGTTGCCATATTTTTTTCACAAAGATTAAACTAATGTAACTGAGTTTGTCCTAAAAATACTTTTTATATGGAGTAATTATAAACAGAAATTTATAGATTATGACTCTTGAATTAAAAAAATTTAATATGCGTGATATTACATTTAAACCGAATGAAAACAAAGGACCAGTTGTTGTCTTAATTGGAAGACGTGATACGGGTAAGTCGTTTTTAGTAAGGGATTTATTATTTTATCATCAAGATATACCAATAGGTACCGTAATATCTGGAACAGAAGCAGGTAATGGATTTTATGCAGCACATGTACCAAAGTTATTTATTCATGAAGAATATAATACAGTATTAATTGAAAATGTACTTCGGCGACAAAAAACGGTACTGAAACAAATGAATAAAGAAATAGAACAGTATAAGCGTACAACAATAGACCCGCGTGCATTTGTGATTCTGGATGATTGTTTATATGATCAATCATGGACACGTGATAAAATGATGAGATTATTATTTATGAATGGACGTCATTGGAAAATAATGCTTATTATTACAATGCAATATCCTTTGGGTATTCCACCTAATTTGCGTACAAACATAGATTACGTGTTTATATTAAGAGAACCCTATTTAACAAATAGAAAAAGAATCTGGGAAAATTATGCGAGTATGTTTCCAACATTAGAATCCTTTTGTGCAGTAATGGACCAATGTACTGAAAACTTTGAATGTTTGGTTATCAATAATAATTCAAAATCAAACAAATTAAATGACCAAATATCTTGGTATAAAGCTGAAAATCACCCTAATTTTAAATTAGGTTCAAAAGAATTTTGGGATATATCAAAGAATATGGGTTCTGATGACGAAGACGAAGCATACGACCCAAGTAAAGGAAAGAAAAAGGCAGGACCAAGTATTAATGTGAAAAAATCAAGTTGGTAGTAAAATAATACATGGTATCCCCAAATAACGGTTAATCATCAAATGTATCATCAAATAATAATTCATCATCATCATAAATGTCCATCATTTCAGAATTATTAACAACACTGTTTTCTATATTCATAATAGTATCTTCATGAGTATTATCATTCATAATAGTATCTTCATGAGTATTATCATTCATAATAGTATCTTCATGAGTATTATCATTCATAATAGTATCTTCATCAGTATCTTCATCGGTATTATCATCAATGGAATACCATGTATTAGCTACAGTATTAATCATATTATTAGGAAAAACAGTTGTATATAATGATATAATATGTTCTTTTTCAGCATCTGTGTTATCTTCTATAATTTCAATATGGCTGGTATCATAATTATTATAATAACAATTATTAATATATTGTGAAAATTCTGTATTATACTCCTGTACTTTTTTACTTTTTTTAATAAATAAATTATTGATAAGCTTAAATATTTTGCGTCCAAATCCAGGTGATTTTTGTTTAAAACAGTTTAACTGATAGATTAATTCAAATTGTGCATTTGTCTTATCTAATATACATAGGGAATAGTTTGATGTATAATATATGTGTAAATAAGGTTTCATTGCACGAATCAATACATTTTCTGGAAAATTTTTATGTATACGAATTCTCAGTTCATCTTTAGTACATTTATCATTATACATTTCCAACATTCTTTTAATATCACGAATTAAATCTGTATTACTATTATGATTTTCAGTCATTGTTTTAATATGCATTTCACGTATCATACATTCTGTATTGTTTCTAAAAATTTTTAAATGAAAATTATGTAAAAAATATTGATGAAAAATACTGGGTAATATAAAACCACCGTGCTTCATAAAAAAGTAAATATTATATAGATGTGATTTGTCAAAAATACTATTATTATATGGATTTTTTATAGGTAATGGTTCGGCATAAATATAGGGTGAATTAGTTAATGCATTTTCAATAATTTTGGTTAAATCACTTTTGGTAAACAAATATTTTCTATCGTGTTGTAATATACTACATACAAAATACTGGTTTTCATTTATAGGATTCATAATCAAATCGTGTTGGTTCGCAAATACACTGTTTTTCCATTTATATTTTCGTACCAATTTACACAAATTGTTGTGTATGTATTGGATATCCTGAAATATTGATAAAAATTCTGTTTTTTGGTTAGATGATAAAAATTGAGTATCTAATATATTTTTTAAACTATTATATTTTTCCCGTTTATATGTAGTTTTTGTATTCAGTAATTGATGTATGAATGAAATAGAAAGAATGTACATTAAGGTATTTGGTGCTTTTTGAAAATTAATAAATGAATCATCAAAATAAGATGGTTTATTCAAATAATCTTTACTCATACCAACTGGTTCATTATTATTTGATATATATTTTTGATATAATATATCTGTTATTGTAGTCATATTATATAATTGTTTTTACTATATAATATATATTTGCATATCTATATCCTTTTTATTAAATTATTACGTACTTATATTTTTAATCAACTTCTTCAAGGGAATCCTTGTTTTTAGCTTGTTCCATTAATAGTTCATTTCGTAATTGGGTTGATTCTGCATCAGCAACTTCACGTTCTTCAAAATTAACAGTTTCTTTCACACCAATTAGATTACCATCATCATCCATAGATTGAGTAAGTACATTTCCACTGCTTTTAGCTTTCTCAATATTTTCCATAATAGCCTTCTTCTTTGTTTCACGAACACGTTCTTCAAACTCTTTCTTAGCCATCTCTTCATTTTTCATTTTTTCTTGATGCAATGCATTCAACTCTTCTTCCAAGTGTTCAACTCTACCAGTCTTGTATGCATCTGGGTCCCATGGAATCCATACACCAACTGGTCCAACAAAAATATCATGGTTTGGATCTTGGTCTCGTAGTTTTTTACATTTTTGTTCGGCCTCTTCCTGACTTGCAAATACACCACGTACCTTTAATCCGCGAGTTGATGTTTGAAAAGAATGTTCCTTATTGAATTTCTCATTTAATTTATCCTCTTGTTTGTCCATGAAATTTTTATAGTCATCCTCGATTCCACTTTTTTTTAATTTATCACTTTCTTCCTTTACAAAATCATTGAAATCAGCAATTAAGGTGTCTACGTTCATATTGTGTTTATATGCGATAAAATGAATGAATTCAAAATATCGTTCCATTGATTTAGAAAACTCCCAATTTTTAATAAATTGGTCAAATAAATATACCTCTCTCTTTTTTAGAATTTTTTCAGGGGATACAAACGAAAGACATGTAAATTTTTGTCCAGCAATAGTTTGGTCTTCATCACATAAATCTACATATTTAGGATTATTTTCGCCGTTTGGCAACGTTTTTTTCTCAAAAGACGACATATAAAATATACTCAACTTATATATTTAAGTGTTTTCTGTATAACATATTATTTATATTAATTGATTTAGTTTGATTTATTTTATTGTAATATAATATATCATAAAATGACAGAAATGGTTGACATGAATGAGCTTTTGAAGCGTGCTATCAAATACCTTATTGAAGGTTTAGCTGTGGCTATCTGTGCCATGTTAATCCCTAAGAAGGCTTTGGGTGTTGAAGAGATTGTTATTATTGCCTTAACTGCTGCTGCTACATTTAGCATTCTTGATGTATTTATTCCCTCCATGGGTTCAAGTGCAAGAAATGGTGCTGGTATGACTCTTGGTAGTACTCTTGTTGGTGGTATCCGTCTTGCTGCATAAGTATTATAGAATAAATAATATAGATTAATATTAATAATATATTAATATTAAAAATGAGTGATAACGACACCAATTTAAAACCAAGTGATATTGTTAAAGCCAACAAGAAATCCACGAACCCAATATTCAATAATATTGATGCTCAACATATAGCACAACATACATTATGCCGAACACCAATAACACCCTATCAATGTGATTGTGTTCATAATAGACTACGTAAAATTTTTAATGAAAAAATACGTCAATTATACCATTCTCTTGCGTATAAAGAAACATGGTATGAAAATATACGTCAGTTTATTGCATTTCATAACAGTCCACAAGTGTATATAAATACAAATGATTTGAGTGATCATGAAATCGAAGAAGTCAATGAACATGGCTTTACGCTTTTTGTGGGAGATAATTGTGCTAATGTTGACGAAGACGAGTTTGATGGACCAAATGATTTGTCAATTGATGAGTGGGCGAGAATTGATGATATCATTATGTATTATTATTTGAAGGATATTAATGGTGGATAAATTTTCATTATATTTGATATACCAAATATAATGGTTATACAGTTGGAAAATATTGCCAGTCTAAATCGGTGCAGACATTCTTCCATATCATATCTTGTTCTAATTGTTTTTCACGGTCTTTCATCATTGGAATATATGGTAAATATTGCATTTGGTCAAGTAATACACATAATTGATGAAGCGTGTATGTATAATTAAAAAAATTCGTTCTACTTGGTGGACAATGAACTGCCCATGGTTTTTGAATTTCAATGAATAATACACATAATGTTTCATGCAATTCCTCATTCATTACTGGAGGTTTAATGCCAAACATTGAGTTAATATATTGAATATGTTCAAAATACTTATTATACCCTAATTTTCTCAGTATTTCTCTCATTTTATCGTAATTTATTAATGACATATCTGTTATTCTTTCCTTTTTTATTCTGGCACGAATATCATCCATCACTTCTTCAGGAATTTGGGTCGTTTCTTTTGCTTGAAACTGCGATAGAATTTCTTTGAAATGATTCAGTCTAATATAAGCTGTATACGACACCTCATTTGGGGGTTCTTTGTTCGTTGGCTTAGAACTATCTATGATATAGGTAATAAATTTTCCACATGCCGTATTATTACATATTAATATGCCCTCTTCGTCTTGTGGAATTAGTTCTCCAGAATTACATGTATCGCATATATCAGTGGACACTACGAAATCTTGGATGTTAGTAATCTCATTAGTTACGTTCCGCCAATAATGTTGATATGATTGTTTGGATTTTGCATATTTATCATTGTTCAAATCTCCTGCATTTGTATCTGTAGCCTTTATTTTAAAGAAGGAATTGAGAACATTGGAATTTTGATTCACCGTATTTGAATCTACTGATATTTGTTGTTTTTGTTCAAAGTAATCAAACACATGTTTTGAATTATTAAGCAAATATTCTTTTTTTTCTCTTGTAAGTGCTGATATTTCACGTCTTATTGCTTTAATTCTATCACACTTATCCATATATTCATCATACTGATTTTTATGTAGAGTTTTTATTTTTTCTTTCAGGTTCTCTTTTTCTTTTTCCAACTCTGGAATTGTTTCAGTTTCTATTTTGTGAAATTTATTTAATAATTCGGTGTGTTTTATATCAATCGTATGTAATCCTGTTGGTTTTTGTGGATTACCCTTTTTTTGGTTCGAATTCATAGAATTGGTTGTAATATTTATTCATGTGTTTTTATGTTGCTTTTTTCGTTTTTGATTTTTTATTATTTTTTGTTTTTTCGTGTTTGCTTATTTTTTACATAATAAATACGCTTGGTTTGTTTTTTGGGTTTTTGTTTTCTTGTTTTATTTTGTTTCTTTGTTTTATTTTTACGTGTTTTTTTCCCACCCACCGTATTTTTGGGTTCAGTAGATCTAACTTTCTTTAATGTAGGAGTAGACCCAGTTTTCCTAAATCCATGAGTATCTGGCCGACTTCCAGGAGTAGTTGGCCGACTTCCAGGTCCAAAACTCAACGTATCAAAACCTAATGTACTACTCGTTCTACCTTCTACACTACCTGGTGTACCCTCCCTTGATAATCTTGGACTTTTTAAATTTGGTTGTTCCACCATATAACTTGATACTTCTGGATCATCTAATGTATTAGAACGTTCTTTATTAGAAGGGACGTTTATAACAAATTTGTGTTTTTGACCTATTGGACCACTTTCATCATCACCACTGCTAAAACCGTAAGGTTGACTATCACTACTAACACCCTGAACATCCTCTGTACCAAATGGTTCACTATCACTGCTAAACCAGTAAGGTTGACTCCCAGAATTTTTAAGGGGGTGTTCGTATTCATCTGGATTAAATATTGGAAGTTTTTTGTTATCATCGGGTTCTTCATTAGAATCTGTGTCGGTGTCTGAGCTGCCTATAGTAGCATCACTTGTTGAATCCTCAACTGCATGTGAACCTTTATTAGTTTTTAATGGTTGAATTGGTATTACAGGAGAAACAGACCTATTAGTTTCTACAGAATCTTCAGTTTTTGGCAACTGTTTAAGCATTATATTTTTAAAAAATTTAGTTGTTCCCTCTTGCAAGACTTGTTTCTTTTTTTCAACCTCTTCTTGTATTCTATGGTCTTCCTCCAATAAATAATCATATACATGTTTAATCTCATCAGTAGTAATATTCTTAATTTCAGTATTCTTATTTGATAAAGTGGAAATAAGTAAATTTATATTTACGGAGGTGTTATTATCTGCGATGGTTGATGTATCATCAAATGTTGTATTATTTACCCCTATTTGAAATTCTTCCCAAAAGTGATTTTCAAATTCTTTTTTAAATATATTTTCATAAACTTCAATATCAAAACAATCTGCATCTGCATCACTACATAATTCGTAAATATTATCATCACCTGCACCAGCAGCAGGAGGAGGAGAACCACCTAATACTGTACGTCCAGCCATTTCTGTTGCCATCTTTTTATATGCATTAAGAGAAATATGGGTAAAAAAAGTGGCTATTTGTATTATTGCATTAAGATAGGGTAAATTGCTGGTAGCTTTTGGACGAGGTACTTTTGCGTTTAATACATCTACACGTTTTTCTAACATAAGAACTATTTCTTTTTTACGGTTATTTATGGCTGTATCACTATAACCGTATAAAGGACGAGTTTCTGTTTCTCCTGGAAAAGCTACATTAATAGTACTACATTTATCGTTATCTTTTTTACTCGGCTTTACCCATACAGCTTGGTCATCTTTATCTCCTGGGTTCTCTGGTTCATCTGGATGTCCAGTTTTATAACAACATTCTCTTTTTGAATCTTTTACTTGTTTCAATATCTTTTCTACATTTTTTTCATTAACTTGCCAATTATTATTTTTAAAAGAAATAATCTCGATATTGGATTTCTCACTATTACAACAGGTACAAGAAGGTGCATATATATTTTTTCTATCATCATTATCAATATCAAATGTTTGTCTATCTTCAGTTTCAATAAACCCAAATGTTATCATTACTTGATATATATTTAATAAATGTTCACAAGGTGCTCCACAATTATCAGATTGCATGTTATGTAAACATAATCCACATATATAACATTTATGAGTGGCAGGCCATTGTTCTGTATCAAAAGCTATATCACATTGTGTATCATCTGCAGTTGGGTTAATAATATTACGTGCATCTAATGCTCTATATAGAGAATTAGAATTTTTTTTGGTACGACTGAAGCGTGCTGTACCTTCAGGTGTTAGACTTGTTTCTATAAATGTTTTGAGTAATGAAGTATACGAAATAGATTTACCTTTATCTTTCTTTGAAGAAGATTCTTTAATCCAGGTATTTAATAAGTTTTTAAGTTGTTTTGAACGGTCATTGGGTGAATTACGTAACTCTAATGGAATAGCTTTACTTAATAAGGTAGAAATATCATGTATTGTTTCATATAAGTATTTTTTTAATGTCTCTTTATCTTTACCTTGAGTACAACCTGTTATAATAGTTTGAAATCTGTCTTGAATATTGTTGTATGTATCTTGCAGGTTGTTTAAACATTCTTTTGCTTTATTTTCTAATTGTTTTTTTGATAATTTTTTAACTTTTATCTTAATCTTTGATTTTGCTTTTGGTTTTGGTGGCATAGTATTTATATAATCAAGATAAAAAAACAAACTCGTAACTGTTTAAAAAATTCTGTCTAAACCAACATTATAGAAATGTCTTCACCTAAAACAATAGGATTGCCAGATAATATTCATATATCAAAACCAGCTTTCCAGAAAATGTTGTTTATAACAAATGCTCTGGAGCAAGGTTGGACAGTCCGCAAATCACAAGAATCCTACATATTCACAAAAAAACATGAAAACCGTCAAGAAATATTTCAGGAGAATTATTTAGAAACATTTGTTGCATCCAATTTGTCCACCGATTATGTTTTGAGTAGTCAATTTTAGTATTAAGAGATTACTGATACATAACAAAAAACATGATGTAGATTATTTTCTCTGCATAGTATGAATCAAACAGTCATATAATAGTATTTGGTAATATACGAAATTGTATCAATAACATGTTTATAACGAATAACCAAGTAGCAATTTATTTAGGAATATTTGAAATAAAAAGAAGTATTAATTTTTCTTTTTATTTATTTCTCTCAAATTATTTTCTTTGTATACCTTATAATCCATACATAATGGCTGG